AGCTTTTAACAAAGCTTGCTTTTGTTCTTCGCTTAACGTCTTTATAAATTCTTCCATACTCATGATCTTTTGCCCTTTTCTAGTAGGATATCCGCTTTTCTCTTGATCTCATAAACCTTGCCATCTAGAGATTGTAGTCTTGCTTCTGCTACTAATCTCATTTGATCTACTTTTGCTGCATAGCTATTTTCTTGAACTATAATTTGTTTCTTAGATTCGTGTTTGGTATATTTATCAAAAGTGTCATTATGTTTTACAACTAATTTCTCTAATTGATCATTGCACCAATCTAACGCAATTTTATTACGATTTATATCGTCTTGTATATATGAAGCATAACTATATAACATATAAGCACTATCAAATAGTTCATCTTTAGTAAGTTTCTTCAGATTTTCTATTGACATATCTGCTACCAACAAAAACTCTTCTCTAAAAGATGAGAATTTTGTGTTGTGTCCATTGATGTAGTCGTCTATGTCTTTAATATGTTGTTCAAGATTTTCTTTAGCGGTTGACAATTTGTCGTCTCCAATCTTCATTTGAGTCAGAATACTTTAGAGTAACTAATCTTAATTTGTTGATGCGGCACCACTCCATTTTATCATAGTCCTTGGCTTGAGACAAGACAAAATCTGCTTTGTTCTTGTGGAAAAATGGATTAAATTCATAGTGTTGTTGACCGTGAACTTCAATTGCCATATTAACCTGTGGTATGAAAAAGTCTAAATACAAAACCCCTCTTCGATGCCTTGCGGTACTTCCGGGTAACTTAACCTCTTCAAGTATCCTATAACTATGGAATATATCTTTTAGTAAGATTCTAGCTCTTAAATGGTACTTAGATCTTGATCTTGTATCATTGGCTTTGACATCATATCCAGCTAAATTCCATACGTATTCTTTACCATTTATTCCAATAACTTTCAATATAGCTCCTTTATTTTTTCGTATACAAAATCCGCAATCAGTTTATTCTGTGTTAAGAATTCGCATACATTGTTAACACCTTGAAACTTAAAGAATTTTTCAACGTTTTCTTCTCCAGATATATTATTGTCTGATAATATCTTTGAGATTATTGGATGATTTGTATTTTCTACAGCACACGATATAGTGTACCAAGCTCCACTAGCCTTTATTAATCTAAACTCACAAGCTATGTGAATAATTTCTTGCACTTCGTCTATTCCTACACCATATCGAATCCAACTTTCGGCGGTGCTATTTGGTCTTCCACCAGCGTTAGAAGTTTTAATAGACCAGTTAGCAATTTGTCCAACGTGTTCGCCAGTGTCTTTTGGTACTTGCCACTTACCACGATGTGTAATAATCATATTGGTTCCAGCTTGATATTGTAACATGTTTCCACAATCTGCCATTTTTGATGGTGCATATGGAGATCCTCCGGTATTAGCAATATTGTGTGTGATGCAAATTAGCATAATTTTATTCTTCATCAACGTGCCACTAATACGCTTAAAAAACATAGATAGTAATCTAGGTAAAGCATTTCTAACACCGGTCCTAACCTCCCCTTCAAGTTCACAAGCGGGAACCATGTTTGATAAAGAATCTGCTATTATTAAACAGCCGGGATCATTGTTGATATAGTACTCTATAATGTTGAGAAAATCTTCGGCTGTTAGTATTCTATCATCTGTTGATTCGATGATAATAATATTGTCTGGATTTAGACCCTTTATTCCTTCAAAATTCTGTTTTGATAATCTACCTTCAGTATTGACATAGATTACTCTTTTATTTTTAGCTTGACATTTAGCAGCAAAATGCAAAGCGGTTGTAGTTTTACCACTTTTCGGATCGCCCGTCATGACTACAACAGAACCTTCTCTTAAACCTCCACCTAGTGCAATATCTAATGCTGGAGATAAGCCTATAACTTCTAGACTATTAATGGACTCTAGAACTTCCGTTCCGCTTCGCACAACATCTCCATACTTAGTAATGACAGAATTGCTTACTACATCGGAGTCAAACTTAGATATTGATTTCTTTTTTGTTTTATTCATAAGTCCCTCAATTTATTTAACATTGTCTTATTTTTAGTTGATGTTTGAGTTTTTCTTAGTTCCAATTGTTGTGGAGGTTCGGTAGTAACTGGTGCTTCAAGTGCCTTTTGCTTGTCTGCTTCTTCCCTTACCCTACTATCATACATTGCGATAACACGTTCCGCAAGCGGATTAATCTTGTAGCCCCTACCATCTTGCACACCAAGTACTAGCAATTTGTCAAATTCTTTTGATTTGATTGCTCTCAATATTGCTTCTTCGCTATATTTCTTTTTAAGCTGTCTTGCTGCACCAAGTTGTTTTTTCCACAACCAGTGATTAGGATCTCCCTTAGTCCAAAACTTATAGGAAGGTTTACCTAGATTTAGTTTTTCAGCCCTTCTAAGTACAATATATTCAGCAACATATGCTTCAAAAGTGCAATACTCACCAGTGTGTATATGTTTATACTTGTGAGTTTCTGACCATTGAGATTGATACTTTTGGTTGAATAATGAAGGTTTATCTTTCTTTGTCATATACAACTAAAGCCTCTTTCAAACAGTTTTCAACTTCGTCTTCTAATTTTAGATCTTCTATCAATTCTGGTATAGCATATAGTGTGCGATATATTTTATTTTCCCTTAACACACCAATGCTATAGCATTGTTTTGTTTCACCACCAAGTGTACCTTTTGCCGTTTTAGATAAATAAACACCATCGGCATTAGTAGTATCAAAATCTACAACATGACTTTTATACTGTAGAGAAATTTTACTAATAGTTAACTTGTTAGCGTTACAATAATTCCCAATCGTTAGCCAATCACTATAGTCTTCTAAATAAATATCAGATTCATCTGATGTATGAACAATGATCCATATATTTCTTCTGTCTTGGCTAGAAAGCTGTTTATACCTTTGTAGGAATTGTTCTTTGCCAAATATATAGCTCATTTTATTTTAGTTATACAAGATGTTTTAGGCTTGTTAATAGTTTTATTATTTCTTCTTTTTTCATCAGACATACTTGACGCATTTTCTGTCATGATCGTAACACCATTAGTTCTAGCAAATTGATCACCGACAGTAATTGTTGGCTTTTGTCTGACATGATTCTTTTTAATGTAGCTTTCTATAGATGTTATTGTTCTATCTAGATCTGTAGCGATTTCTGCAACAGTCATGTTCTTGTAATTGTTGTCTATATAAAATGCTTCTACTTTCCCAATCGGTCCTTTTTTAGCCATTGATAAAACTCCTTTGCGCTCTAGTCATATATAATGAATTTTTTGTTTTTAGGTACATGATATAATAATCAAACGTTTGTTGGTCCACAGTTTTGAGTACAAGATTGATATTTTTTCTGTGACCGTCTGCACCCATTGGGTCATATAACACATTATTATATGTTGATATTTGATACTGTTTATGATTAGAACCATCTGCCTTTTGCTTTGTAATGATTTGTCCAAAAGCATTTCTATTATCATCTGTAATATTTCCCTTCTTGTCAAAGAAGGTAACCGTTATATTAGTATCTATTTCAGATAGGTCTGTATTCTTCTCAACATACTTCATGTTTCACCTGTTATAATGTATTTTTGTTTTTGTGCTTCTGTCATTTTACTTATTTGGGACTTGCTAGCATTTCCATAAAACTGGGGTTTTTCTTCTATCACCCTTTTGTCTTGATGCACCCTGTCTGATTTTTCGTATGATCCTAATTTTTTCCAATTATGGTCCGCTAGTTGACCAATAGTTTTTACATCTTTAACAAATGCCCCAAGTCCACCGCTAATTATTCTTTCCAAAGATTTACTATCACAATTAGGACATGTATCTAATGGGGCATCGTGAATCGATTGATATACATCGATCATAAAATATTGACAACTAGCACATTGATAATCGTATAGCATTACTTTTCTAATGCGTAAAGCACAGCCCCTAAAATTCCGTTCCTCTGTATATCATGATACTCCAATCGACAGATTCCGACACCTTGAACGCTAGACAACCTATCCATACAAAAATCTAATCCACATTTAGTATAGATATCGGTTTGTTTATTATCTCCATTTATAAGCACTTTACTATCCTGTCCCATTCTAGTTATGAACATTTTAATTTGTTCTAGAGTGCAATTTTGAGCTTCATCTAAAATCATATAAGATTTATGAAATGTAGATCCACGCATAGTTTCCAGAGGTTCAAATCTAATTCTACGTTGATTAAAATATAAACCAAATAAATCTCTACCAAGGAAAAACCTTAAATTTTCTTCCATTGGCTGTAGATATGGTTTAATTTTTTCATTCAATTCTCCGGGTAGTGAGCCTATGTCTCTTCCAGTGCATACTAAAGGTCTAGTTACAATAATAGTATCTATTTCATCTTTTAGTAATTTTTGTGCAGCTAGTCCAGCGGCAATAAAAGATTTACCACTGCCAGACGGTCCAGTACAAAAAATAATATCGTTTTCTATAATAGAGCGTATATAATTTTTTTGATTTTCTGTCTTAGCTTCTAGCGAATTTGTGGAACTGGTTTTTTTCTTATTTGCTTTTTTATCTTTTCGGTTGTTATTATGTGCCTGTGCTTCCAAAGCCATTACTCCCTCGTTGCGAGGAACCTAACGTTGCATTGACTGATAATGATACGCGAGGAACCTCTTGGAATATAATCTGAGCGATTCTATCCCCAGTATGAATCTCTACGATATCATCTGAAGTATTGTATAGACATACTAGTATTTCTCCCCTATAACCACTATCTACCACTCCAGCCAAAACATCTATACCATGTTTAACAGATAGGCCAGATCTAGGCCAAATTAAACCGGCAAAATTGCTTGGCATCGCTATTGCTATTGATGTATTGATTGTAGCTCTTGATTTAGGTGCTATGTTTATATCAACACTAGAATATAAATCAAATCCAGCATCATCATTATGAGCTTTTGTGGGTATTTTAGCATTACTATTTAGTAATGATACCTGTATATAATCCATAAACTTTGTACAACTCATAGACTAAAACCTCCTAAGTCAACTTCTTCTAAATCGTTCTTACTAGCACCAATTTTATATGAAGTAATTTCATGTTCTTGTGGTGCAACTTGTACAGATTCACTATTCATCCAAGGATCAGTCCATCCAGCTATTGGATTTTTATATCCTTTTTCGTATGGCAATCCTATATTCTTACGCCTAGTCATGCACAACCAATCTATATATTCACACATTACCCTGTCATTTAATCCTATAATTGAGCCATCTTTAAACAGGTACTGTGACCAAGCTTTTTCTTCCGCAGCAGCAGAATCAAACATTTTACAAGCCTCCTCTTCGCACTCGGAAGCTATTTCGACAAAACCTTCTTCTGGAACAGTCCTCAAAATCTTAATTATTTCTTGGGTATTATATAGATGCAAAGCCTCATCTCTCTTAATAAGTTTGATGATATCTGCATTGCCTATCATCTTTTTATTTTCCGCAAAGGCAAACGCACAAATAAATGAGACATAAAAACGAATTGCTTCTAATATATTTACACTAATTAAGGTTAAGTATATCTGTTTTTTAAGATCTTTTTTCTTTGTGGAATTACCAAGCTCCCTAAGAGCATTATACTCCTTAATTGCTACATCTGCCCTTTTTAAGATCTCTTTATCGGTAAGACAACTATCTAGAATCTCGCTAGGATCGCTATACACATTTTTGATGATATACGTATAACTATAACTATGGATTTGCTCAAAAAATTGCCACACGTTCATACATGCTTCTAATTCTGGATTAGAAACATAATTTACTAAAGTTGGAACTCCACGACATATCACAGAATCCATCATTGTTTGATATTTTAGATTCGACGTAAAAATGAATCTTTCGTTTGGACTCATAATACTGTCATTCTTAAAATCGTTTCGATCCTTTTTTAATTCTATTTCTTCTGGCCTCCAGAAAAATTCTAGCTGTTTCTTATATAGATCAAAAAAGACAGGATATTTAAACTTATCATATCGCTGTAATGATAGATCTTCACCTAAAAATATAGGTTGATTTAGATAATTGACGTTCTTTTTATTTAGTATTGTTTGCATATTATATTGAATACCTCAGAATATTTTTTGCGTTTTCTTGTACGAACATCATTGGCCTATTTTCTATGCTATACCAATCTGCATCTTTATTTACACCCATATGCTCTAAAATAGTCCATTTTAAATCTTCTGGTTCAAATGGATGGTCTACTGGCCTTTCTCCATTACTATCAGAGGCACCAATTACTCTATTCATTTCATATGTATCACAAGCTAGTAATAGTGGAACTAGATGCGGCCAATGATCTCTACCAGCATCTTTATTGATTTTTGGAGTTCTTCCAAAGTCACCACTCATTACTAATAGATTTTTATAGTTGATATTTCTTTGCTCCGCTGAATTAAAGTACATGGACAATACATGATCTAATGCCGGTACTTTACTTTTTAGACCGTTTAGTATGTTATCATGCATATCCCATCCGCCGTAATTAATTGTAACAAATTTTACACCGGCCTCTATAAGTCTAATAGCAGTAAGCATATCTTTGCCAAGTTGGCTATCTTTGTAGTTAGCAAAGTCTTTATCTTTTTCTATTAGGAAAGCTTCACTAGCTTTTCCTACTAATACGTCTACAGCCTGACTTCTTAATTCAAGCCAAGCGTTAGCATTACGATCATCCGGTATTGGGCTATGCTTTTCAAGTACCTCTAACATCTTCATTCTATCTTTGAACTTCTTCTCATTTTTCATAAACAGATCATCTACACCTTCTCTACTAGCAGTATAGCCCATGTATTTAGTACCCATCCATGCGGCACCATCGTATTGAATTGTATTTAACTTGATATAGGAAGGTAGACCATTTTTTATATTCGTTCCATATTGTCCAGAAATAACGCTACCAAAACTAGGCCATTTAGGTGGACTATTTGGAGTTGTTCTTTCTCCCGTTAACATCCAGTGTGTTGCACTTTCATGGTTTGGATCAGAGTGGTGGAAACTATTTACTACCGTAATTTTGTTTGTTTGATTTGCTATTTTATCCCACATACCACCAATTGCAAATCCGGGTATTTTGGTATGTATATTACCAGTAATAGATTTTCTATCAGATGGAGCTAATGGCAGCGGATTGAATGTTTCAATGTGTGTTGGTCCACCGCTAAGATATAGATATATAACGCTATTATCATTTGAGGTAAATTTTGGATCATTGTTATAGTTGATAGAAAAACTGATATTATTCATAGTTGCTGTTATACCAGCAACACCCGTCGATAGTAAGAAGTTTCTACGTTTCATATTGCACACGCTCCACTTTCACAGTTGTTAGATAATTCTTTTTCTGTATCTCCATCAGAATCTGGAGTGTTACAGTAATAGAAATTTTTGATACCGTATTTATAACCGTATATTTGATCTTTAATCAACGTACTTAGTGGAATATTTCCATCTTGATAATGTGAATAATTATAGTACAGATTTACGCTAATGCTCATGTCAACAAACTTTTGCAATACAGCACAAATGTTTAATATAGCTTTGTTGTCTTGCATTTCCCACGCTAAAGTGTAAAAATTCTTTCTGGAACTATAATTTGGAACTAACTGTTTAAGTACACCGTTCTTAGCTTTCTTATATGAAATTAAGTTACGCACAGGTTCAATTCCATTTGTACTATTTTGAATCACACTAGATGACTCGCATGGCATAATAGCAGTAAGAGTGGAGTGTCTCAGACCGTGTTGTGCTATTCTGTTTCGCAAACCCTCCCAATCCATAGTATACTCTGGACTGACTAGCTCGTCAACTGTTTTTTTGTACCAATCAATAGGTAAAAGTTTATGAGAATATTTTGTTTCGTTAAACTTATTACACGGTCCTAGTTGTTCTGCCAGTTTGCACGACTCATTAAGTAAATACCATTGTATTTTTTCCATAGCTGTATGTACAAACTTTAAAGTTGCAGGATCATCATACTTTAGTTTATTTTTAGCTAGATATCCAGCAAAATTTGTAATTCCTATACCTAGAGATCTCCTATTCTTAGTAAAGTTTTCCCCAGCTAATACTGGATAATCTTGATAATCAATAATGGATTCTAAAGTCTTAACAGTTATAGAACAAGCCTTTTCAATATCTTGATCGGAGTGTAGTTCTAGTAGATTTAAGGCTGATAATATGCAGATTCCAATTTCTCCATCCTTATCTGCTATATCATGAATAGGCTTTGTTGGATGTATAATTTCTTGACATAGATTACTCATATAAACTGGTACAGACCAAGAACCATGTTCGTTAGCATTATCAATGTTCATCACATATATTCTACCAGTTTCGAGTCTTTCTTTAGCAAATATTTCTGCTAGTTTTCGTGCATTGATTTTCTTTTTTATTTTTATCGATCTGTGATTTTCATACTTCTCATATAATCTCTTAAATGTTTCATAATCATCACCCATTGCAGAATAAAGTCCATCGGTTTCTTCTGGACTCATTAAAGTTATATCTTGATTATTAATTAGCCGTTCGTAGAATAGATTATTAAATTGCACAGAATAATCTAGCATTCTAACTCTATTATCTTC